ATGGCAGTATCCGCAAGGTCTGCATATTCCTGCAAACCCTGCATGATTTCCTCTGCAAGATCGTCAATACTGGCCATTTTGTCCTGCCTTTCTGGCTTCTGCCATAAGTTTTAGATAATCCTTGTGCAGATAATCCGGTGTAATACCGATGATGTCATAAATGTTCCCCTGAAACAGGATGCGATTGCCTGTTACAGACGGCATCCAGTTTCGACTTTGCCGAATGAGAAACTCCAGCTTCTGCGTTTCTTTGGTCACACCAGCTTCCGTATTTTCTACGGAAGATTTCAAGGTTGCTCTTGCCCAGCAGGAAAAAGCTTCGTCCCACACAGCAGTGTGATTGCCGATTTCATCGGTAACAACACGATTCTCCAGAATGGTAATTCGCTGATTGAGTGTTCCAATTTCCATTACATCACACCCTCTCGCTGTGCAAACAGCATGGCACGAAGCGTTAATGTCAGCTTGGAAAAATCTGCGGTATTGCGGTTTTCATAAAGATAGGAAACCGTGTAGAGCATTGCTGTCCGTACTACATCTTCGTTTTCTGCCAGCTGTGTTTCATCCATTCTGCCCACATCCATGACCAGCTGTTTTGCTGTGAAAATCAAGGAAAGCAGCAATGGATCATCATCTTCAAAATCAATCCGCAGATACTGTTTGACTTCCTGTAAAGTTACCACCCACTCCAACCCCTTTCTCTGATTACGCTTTCATGCCAAGTGTCTTTACGGCTTCGGTCAGAATCAGTCTGCCATCGACACGCTGAGATGCGAGGAATCCAACCTGACCATTCATTGCAAAGACCTCGTTCAGCCGCTTAAAGGAACGTCCCTGACGGTCGCCGATCCAGTAATAGCTGAAATCGCCGAAAGCGAGACACTTTGCACCTGCCTTGATTTCCGGCACATAGCTGGAAGTGTAGTACGGACGATTGAGAATGGTATCCGGAACGCCAGCTTGTACAGACGGATTCCAGATGTAATTGCCAGTGCTGTCCTTCAGCTTACGAAGTGCCTTTACTGTGGAATCGTTGAGAACCCACACTGCCTTCTTACGATACGGGCTTCTCAGAGAATAGAACAGTTCCAGAACATCATCGAAAGTGATATTTGCAGTACTGGTAGTTGCTCCGCTCTCTGCACCGCCCGTTGCAGCAAAGATACCAGTCGGCTTGCCCTTGCCATCACCAATGAAGAAAGCTTCTTCTTCCTTTGCACCGATTCTTCTTGCAAATTCCTTTGCGATGTAAGACGGCAGGTCAAAAGCTGCATCATTCAGCAATTCTTCAGAGATCTTGATCGCTGTTCCCACCTTGTACGCGCCAAGAGAAGCCTGTCCAAAGGTATCATCCGACAGCTTATATGCGTCTTCCTCGTCCATCCAGGCAGCTTCGCCCTTAGAAGTAACGATGGGAATCTTTCGATCACCGGAGGAAGTTTTGATAACGGTTGCCAGCTGCCGGAAAATGTTTTCTTCGGTCAGTGCCTCTACCAGTTTCCGTTCAAATTCGCCCGGCACAAGATAGCCACCCTCAGTATCTGTACCAACCTGCAGGTCGTTTCGAACATCGTAAAAATTGCGATTGCGAATGCTGTTCCAGAAAGCAGTACGATATGCATCAGATGCAATCCCTGTCTTGGTATCGCCGTGAATGGCTGCGTTCGGCTTGTTCTGAATCGGCGTAGAAGTGGGCTTGTTCATCTCCGCTTCAATCTGAGCCTGTCGTTCCAGCCGCTGGATTTCCTTACCGTATGCCACGATCTGCTGCTCCATGGCATCGTATGTCTTGCTGTCCTCTTCCGAAAGCAGACCGCTTTCATTTCGCTTGGAATCCAAAAAGTCACGGGCAGTATCCCATGCCTTGCTTCTTTTTTCTCTCAGTTCCTGAATTGTCATAGTATCAGTCCTCCTGTATTTTTAATATTTCAAAAGCTCCAGCCGCTTGTCCAATTGGTTGATCGGCGTGCCTTTGGATGCAGTCGCAGAAATCTTCTGCAGAAAAGAATCCAGCGTTTTAGATGGTGTGTACAGCATGGATGCTGTGCTTTCTTTCTTTTTCTCATCCGTCTCTTCTTCCGGAGATTCCTTTGTTTCTTCTTCATCTGGATCTGTTTTTTCTGGTTCTTCTGGAACAAACGGATTCTTTTTAGAAAAGAGGATGCCGTCTACAAAACCCAGCTGCAATGCTTTTTCTGCATTCATCCACGTTTCTTCATCCATCAGCCTTGCGATCTTATTGCGGCTGAGATGCGATTTTTCTGCATAAGCATTGATAATGGATTCCTTGACTTCATCCAGAAGTGCAATTGCTTTCTCCATATCTGCCTTGTTGCCCATGGCACAGGTCATCGGATTGTGGCACATCAGCATTCCGGTCGGTGAAATCAAGGTTTCTTCTCCAGCCATCGCCACCACAGAAGCCGCTGATGCAGCAATGCCGTCAATCTTGACCGTGACCTTGCCCGGATGGTTTCGGAGCATGGTATAGATCTGACTTGCAGCAAACACATCGCCGCCCGGCGAGTTGATAAAGACGGTCACATCACCGCTGTGTTTTTGCAGTTCCGAGCGGAACATGGCAGGGGTGATGTCATTTTCAAACCATGTACTCTCCGCAATCGCACCGTACAAATACATCTCCGATGCACCGGTTTCTTCGTTGCGTACCCAGTTCCAGAAACGATTATTCTTCATGGGTCGTTTCCTCCTTTTCATTTTTCTTTGCAAATGCACCTGCATCAGCAAGTTTGGTGAAGCTGCCATTTACGAGGTACAGATTGCCGCCCAGTTCTTCCGGCACCAGATTCATATCCTCCAGTTCCCGAATGTCATTGGTGGACATCCAGCCGTTCTGTCTTGCGGTAGCATAGCCCTGCATTCTGGAAGCATAGTCACCACGCAAAAGCCCCTCTACATTGAATTTGATGAAATACTTGCCTTTCTCTGAATCAGAAAGCAGATCTTTCATCATACCTTGCTCCCAGCGAACGATCCACGGGTCGAGACTGTATTTCACGAAATCCAATGATAGATGTTCCACGTTACTGAATGTGGCATGGTCAAGATCGCCGATCATATGAAGCGGCACTCGATACAGCCGGGCAATTTCCTCTACCTGAAACTTTCTGGTTTCGAGAAACTGTGCTTCATTATTGGGGATGGAAATAGGCGTGTATTTCATGCCCTCTTCCAAAATTGCGGTATGATGCGAGTTAGAACCGCCATAGGCACGCTGCCAGGCATCTCGTACACGCTCTGGATTTTTAATGACACCCGGATGTTCCAATACACCGGATGGACTGGCACCGTTGGCGAAAAAGGTAGAACCATAGTCTTCACAGGCGAGGGAAATACCGATTGCATTCTTCGCAAGAGCAATGGGAGAATATCCCACCAAGCCGTCATACCCAAGTCCGGGAATGTGCAACACATCTTCTGCCTGCAGGACAATATCGCCCTGCTGTTTCAGGTTTGGATTGGCTTCATCGTAGCGGCTGTAGATGTAGACCAGACGGTTTCGCTGGTCACGGTCTACTCTGACCTTATCCGGCATCAGCGGATACAATCCCAAAACATCACCTCTGCCGTTTCGGATGATCTGTGCATAGGCATTACCGTAAATCAGTAAGTGGGACATTAAGGTCTCCCTGAAAACAAATGATGTCATTTCTGGATTTGGCTGATCGTGGAGCAAAAAATAGAGCGGGTGCTGCGGCACTCGCTCTTTTCCGTTTTCAGTGTATTGATATAGATGCAAAGGCAACTGTGCGATTGCTTCCGACAATACTCTTACACAGGCGTACACAACAGTATGCTGCATGGCACTTCGGTCATCCACTCGTTTGCCGCTGTGCGCTCGTCCAAAAAAGTAGGTGTAGGACGGGCTGTCGTAGCTGTTCTGGGGCTTATCGCGGCTTTTGAAAAGTCCTTTGAAAATGCTCATGGGGATCACGCTCCTTTCAGGATTGAATTTTTCGGTGAGATGTGATATAATATAGTAAATCTGGGTATTAGATTTAGCTAAGTTGTAATTTTTATAAAAAGGATGTGCAATATGATATATTTAGACGCTAACGCCATTTATTGGTATTATGGTAGGGATATGTTGCATTTACCTCTAAGTGATCCTAACCTTGATGTAAATAAACTATGTAATTATTTAGATATCCGTACTGATTTGAGTTTACCTGCTTCTGTGCTTATGGAGATAGTTGTCCATTTTAGAGATTATCCGGATGATATAAAGAACATTCTTTCATTCATAAAAGATAAAAATATAAAGGTTCTGAATAATTTACCTAATCACTGCTTTACATCGGACGAACTAACCATTCTACAATTATGTGCATCAAGAGATACACTAAAAAAATATGCGTATAAATTGCTTGATGTAAAGATAGAAATAGAGATTCGACACGCATATGTGTTCCTTCAAACAATCAGCTTATTGTATGCGGATTATTACCTTAAATCTATTTCTTCATTAACTGATGATACCAGGGGAAACGTCTTGCACTATTTAGGCAATGATTTTTTAAATGAAATGAAAGAAGACCACACCTCACAATTAACTAAATCTCTTAAAGACGGGTATGCGGATAATAATAAATCACAGCAATATTTAAAGAAAAAATATATGGAATTGCTTGTTCAAAACTGTGTTATTTTTCAAATGATTATTGACACGGTGACGAAGTTCTTGGAAAATGAACAAGATTTATACACGGTAATGTGTAATTCAGCTCAAAAAGCACGCAATAGTGGTTTTGATGAAGACCACATAATGAGAATTGTTGTTGACGCTCTTGCTACTGACTCTACTTTTCTACAGGAAGCTAAAACAAGAATCCCTGATATTTTCAGGGAAAAGGGATATACAAAGCATCAAGCTAAATACATAAAAACACTTCTTAGTGCTTGGTTAGAACGGGGTCAGAAACTCAAAAAGAACGATATCTTTGATATGCTTTATGTTGGCTCTGTTGACAAGCAAGTTGTAAATAGAAAGAAGAGTATTATATTTGATCAAAATTCATACCTTCTTTCTTTTGATTCGGCTGTGCTAAGCTTTATTTGTGAAGATGAGTGGAATAAACACTTGTTAAATAAGTTCTTGCTATCTAATCGTTAATCTTAAACAATCATTTTCCAAATTTACAATAATTATAAAACTAACAACTCCCTCTCATCATAAACACTCGCCCCAGAATCACCCAATCCACAGCGAATTGCACGGTCAAGAGCCATAATCAGGGCAACCGCACCGTCAATTTTCTCTGTGGATTTTTCTTTGTCCGGCTTGATGTTTCCGGCAGGGTCACGGCGAATGAAAATGTTGTCCATCATCCACCTTAAAACAGGGTGTCCGTTGTGGGCAAGTGTCTGTTCCAAGGTCAGCTTCATCAGTTCCTTGGTCGGCGGTGACATATCTTTGTATCCTTGCCCGAATTGCACCATCGTAAAACCAAGTCCCTCCAGATTCTGTGACATCTGCACCGCACCCCAACGGTCAAAAGCAATTTCTTTGATATGGAATTTCTGCCCCAGTTCATCGATGAAGTTTTCGATAAAGCCATAGTGGACAACATTGCCCTCCGTTGTTTTCAGATAACCCTGCTGCTCCCACACATCATAGGGAACGTGGTCACGGCGAACTCTTAAAGGCAACGTTTCTTCCGGCAGCCAGAAGTAAGGCAGAACGTAGTAATGCTCATCTTCTTCAGTTGGAGGAAATACCAAAACAAAAGCTGTAATATCCGTAGTGGAAGATAGGTCGAGTCCACCGTAGCAGATACGACCTGCAAGCATCTCTTCATCAAAAGCGACCTTGCATTTGTCCCATTTTTCCATCGGCATCCAACGCACCGCCTGTTTTACCCATTGATTCAAACGCAGTTGTCGAAAAGCATTTTCTTCACCGGGAGTTTCCTTTGCAGAATTACACGCAGCCACCACCTTATCCATGCCGATGGTCTTATCCAGACTTGGATTTGCCTTTTTCCAAACCTTCGGGTCAGTCCAATCTTCCGATTCATCTGCACCGTAAATGACCGGATAGAAAGTCGGATCATGCTTTCTGCCCTCCAGAATGTCCTTTGCCTTTTGATGAACTTCATAGCAGATGCTGTTGGTGTCCGTTCCGGCTGTGGTAATCAGGAAATACAAAGGCTGCATTCTCGCATCACCGGAACCTTTGGTCATAACATCAAAAAGCTTTCTATTCGGTTGCGTGTGAAGTTCATCGAACACGACCCCGTGGATATTGAAGCCGTGTTTGCTGTATGCCTCGGCGGAAAGCACCTGATAAAAGCTGTTTGTAGGAAGGTATACGATGCGTTTTTGTGATGCCAAAATTTTCACTCGCTTGGAAAGGGCAGGACACATTCGCACCATATCCGCCGCCACATCAAATACAATGGCAGCCTGTTGGCGGTCGGCAGCACAGCCGTAAACCTCGGCACGTTCTTCACCGTCACCGCAAGTTAATAGCAGAGCGACGGCAGCAGCAAGCTCTGATTTGCCATTTTTCTTCGGAATCTCGATGTAAGCCGTGTTGAATTGCCGATAGCCGTTCGGTTTTAAGATTCCAAACAGGTCACGGATAATTTGTTCCTGCCA